ATATTGCAATGGCGATAGAGACGGTTATCAACAATATACCGGGTGTAACCGTTAATATAACCGGCAAGCTTGACAGCTTTTATAACGCAATTTCAACCGCTTCACGAAGAATAAAGAGTGAATCGGAATGGGTTGAAGTAGTCGGCAGATTAGAGTACAAGCGATATGACGAAGCGTTTGATTGGGGATATGCAGCAGGAGAACGATTCAACCTGACCAGTATGTTTCAGTTGCCGACTATCGATACAGGGAATTATCTGGACGGGATTTATCAAAATACAGGCAATACAGACTACAACACAGCAGAGTTGAAAAACTCTATGGATATGGCTGCCGAGGAATTGAAATATTTGCGTGATATCGCTGAACGAGAGACTGTAAATCGCTTCACGACTGCTGAAATCAGTGTAAATCTTGGCGGCGTGACAAATAATGTGACTTCACCTACGGATCTTGACGGGGTTGTCGCTTATCTTGAAGAAGAGCTATATACAACAATGCAAATTGCGGCAGAGGGAGTGCATAGCTGATGTATATTATGTATTTAGATGGTGTAGCTTTGCCTGTTACGCCATCTAAGCTTGATGTAAAAATCAAAAACCAAAACAAGACAATTAATCTGATAAACGAAAGCGAAGTCAATATACTCAAGGATGCTGGACTAACTGAGATCAGTCTTACGGCCACTATTCCGCATGTGAGATATCCGTATTCAGTCTATCCGCAGGGGTTCAAAGATGCATCGTATTTTCTAGGCAAGCTTGAGCAGCTCAAGACGAGTAAGAAACCGTTTCAATTTATCTGTGTCAGAGAGTCGCTTTCGGGTGAGGATCTTTTTGACACAAACATAAAAGTGTCGCTTGAAGATTACAAGATTGAGGAAAATGCATCGAATGGGCAAGAGTTGACTATCGACATCAAGCTGAAGCAATACAAAGACTTCGGAACGAAGCGGATAAACATCGCTCCTAGAACTCAAGTTAGTGTTGCAGCCGCAACGGTACAGTCGGCAAGGTCTACGACAACAGCGCCTAGACCTAAGACTTATACGGTCAAAGCAGGTGATACACTCTGGGCGATTGCGAAAAAGACGCTTGGTAACGGCAGCAGGCATAAAGAGATATTCAATCTAAACAGAAATATTATAAGCAATCCGAATGTTATACGTGTCGGGCAAGTGCTGAGATTGCCGGTTTGAGAGGATAATGATGTTTGAACTCTTGATACAGAATGGTAATAGAATATTTGCGCCTGTAGTACTTGACAATATGACGTGGGAAACAGTTAGACAGGGACAGCCTGGCAGATTGGATTTCTCTGTTGTCAAAGATGATGCTTTGGATTTTCATGAGGGCAATGCTGTGAGCCTAAAGGCAAACGGTGTCAATGTGTTTTACGGCTTTGTTTTTACTAAGGAGCGAGATAAGGATAATGTTATAAGCGTTACTGCCTATGATCAGCTTCGATACTTCAAAAACAAAGACACATATGTATACAGCAATAAGACAGTTGATGAGCTGGTCCGGATGGTAGCAGCAGATTTTAACTTACGAACAGGAACGCTTGAGAATACAGGCTTTAAAATCGTTTCAAGGATTGAGGACAATAAAACACTGTTCGATATCATTCAATCAGCTTTGGATTTGACTTTGCAAAACAGGCGACAGATGTTTGTTTTATATGACGACTTCGGCCGGTTAACGTTACGCAATATCGCAAATATGCGGCTGGATCTGCTAATCAATGATGAGACTGCTATAAACTACAAATACGAATCATCAATTGACGGTGAGACGTATAACAGAGTTAAGCTTTCGTACAACAACGAAGAAACGGGTAAACGTGAAATATACATTGCTCAGGATTCAAGAAATATCAACAGATGGGGAACGTTGCAGCATTTTGACACTATAGACAATAAGCTAAGCGGTCGGGCGAAAGCGAATGCTTTGCTGGGTTTGTACAATCATAAAACACGCAATCTTAGTATAACAAATGCGTTTGGTGATGTGCGTGTTCGTGCAGGGTGCTCTGTGCCGGTGAGTCTCAATCTGGGGGATGTCGTGGTACGTAATTTTATGTTGATTGAGAAAGTTAGACATACGTTTAAACGTGACGAGCACATGATGAATTTGACGCTAAGAGGAGGCGAGTTTAGTGCCTAATCTTGTTGAGATCATGAAAAAGGCTGCAATCGAAGCGGTTAAAGCATCAAGTCCGTCTGATATTGTCTTTGGTAGAGTGGTAGGCATATCACCATTGCGGATAAACATTGAGCAGCGATTGACACTTGAGGCATCGCATTTGATATTAACAAGCCTTGTGCAGGATTTCGAAGTTGACATGACGGTTGACCACTTCACAGAAAACGATGCTTTTCTGAACACAAGCCATTCACATCCCAATGCAGGGTCGAACAGCTTTAACTCAATGCATAAACACGCATACAAGGGCAGGAAAAAGTTCTTAGTGCATCTAGGCCTGACGATTGGTGAATCGGTAATGTTGATACAAGCGCAAGGCGGTCAAAAATATATAGTTTTAGATAGGGTGAGAAATGTATGATCCCAATTGTCGCAGATGATTTACAAGCTGATTTTGAGTACGTAGAAGAACCGTCTCATACGTTTAGGCTGAATACTGATCAGTCAACCATTACCGGCTTTGCAGACGAACGAGAAGCTATGAAACAAGCTATCTATCTAATACTGAACATAGAGAGATATGAGCACTTGATTTACAACTGGGATTATGGCGTCGAATTGCAAGATCTATTCGGCCAGCCGCGAACTTTCGTATTACCTGAGCTTAAAAGACGTTTAACGGAAGCCTTGCTGCAGGATGCGAGAATAATTAGTGTGGATAATTTTATGTTTATCAGTAAGAAAGAAACTATTCTAATTACCTTCACGGCCAACACGATATACGGCGAGATTGAAGCGGAAAGGATTGTGATTATCTAATGTTCGAATCAATGACGTTTGAAACCATAATAAAAAACATGCTCGACAAGGTACCGGCGATACTCGATAGGCGACAAGGCTCAATCATCTATAACGCCTTAGCTCCTGCCGCTGTGGAACTGCAGAATATGTATATAGAACTCGATTGGATATTGAATCAATCGTTTGCAGACACGGCAAGCAGAGAATTTCTTGTCAGGCGATGTGCCGAAAGAGGGATTCTGCCCAAAGCAGCGACAAAAGCAATTCTCGAAGGCAGATTCAACATAGATATTCCGATAGGTACTAGGTTTTCATTTGACTTGTTGACGTATAAAGCCATTGAAAGAATCTCGTCAGGCGTATTCAAGATGGAGTGCGAAACGGCCGGCGAAGTGGGGAACCAAAACCTTGGCACTTTAATACCGATAGAATACATCGATGGCTTGACTAGCGCTCAACTGTCGGCCATCCTGATCCCAGGAGAAGATGAGGAAGATACAGAGGTACTACGACAGCGATATTTAAACTCGTTCGATCCCAAAGCTTACGGCGGGAATATTGCCGACTATATCCAAAAAACAAATGCACTTGCGGGTGTAGGGGCAACGAAAGTAACGCCTATCTGGCAAGGCGGCGGCTCGGTGCTTGTGACTATTTTAGATGCCGGGTTTAACCGCGCATCGTCTGCTTTGATAGATACAGTTCAAACGGCCTTAGACCCAATACCCAATAACGGGTTGGGGCTAGGTATAGCGCCAATCGGACATGTCGTGACCGTAAATACAGTGACTGCAATCACCGTTAACATATCGACATCGCTTGAATTAGACACGGGCTACAGCTTAGCCGCAGTTCAACCAAGCGTAATTGCAGTTCTTGAAGCATACATGCAAGAACTACGGGCTGGATGGGCGAGCAGAACTATAGCCTATGTCAGACTAGCACAAATCGAGACACGATTACTTGCTATACCCGGTATCATAGATATCGCGAGAACACAAATCAACGGGATTACAGCTAATTTAGAGCTGAGTAATCACGAGATACCCGTATTAGGGGTGGTGAGCCTATGACTCGAGATATCCGCTTACTTGAGTATCTACCATCTGTGCTAAAGCCGGTCAGAGAGCTGCAAGTCATAACAGATGCTCAGGATATTGAGTTTCAGACAGCGGTTGATGCAGCAGATCAGCTTTTAGATAATTTGTTCATCGAACATTGCGATCTGGATGGAATAAAGCGTTGGGAAAACGTAGTCGGCATTATTGCCAATCCCGAAACAGAATCGCTCGACTTCAGACGCAAAAGAATTATTAACATATACGGCACACAGCTACCTTATACCGTCAGACGATTAAGCCAAAAACTTGATACCATAATTGGCCAAAATCTTTGGGAAATTATCGTTGATAATGCTGCATATCGACTTTATATCCAATCTGCTGAGCCGAACCAGATGTTTATGACTGAGCTGCAAAAAATTATAGAGAAGATAAAGCCAGCTAATATGGAATTTGT